AGTAAATGCGGATAAGTCGATGAAAGATCAAATCTTTACCCACTCCGAAGTCTGCGGAATCCTGTGCGAAGGTTGTTGGTATCAAATCCCCGATGTTCGTGAACACAATCGCTTCTTCCATTATTTAAATGGAGAGCGCATTGTTTGTCGAGCAAGCTTCTTTCGCGATAAAGTGGATCGATGTTCTGAGATTAAAGAATCCCACCAGGAGCAGTCATGGGAAAAGTCATGACCTTGCCTTGCCAACTGCATCCCGATGAGTTTGAACGACTCAAGCGGTATGCCTTTCAACTGTTAACCGAGCTTAGTGAGAACACTCACTTGGGGAACGTATGAACGCTGCTGATTTATCAGAGAACCTTTTGAGTATTTTGAAGCACCTCTATCACTATGGCGAAATGCCTGCCAAACGACTCAGCGAAGCCTTGGAGATTAAACGCACCACACTGCGTAACTCATTACAACGCCTTGAAGTGTTTGGATTGCTGGATGTGAATGAAGGCGAGAAAACCAATCGTCTCACCTACCGCTTGACCGACGAAGGCAAGCGATTAATCCATCGCCATGCGCAAGCGCAGCACATGAAAGCATACGGAAAGACGACTCAGCCCACGAATGTCGAGATTCATTCGCAGATCAGTGAATCCATTAATCAGAGGCCGGACATTGTTTCATGGTTACGCGAAATGTCCGAAGCGTTCAATCGTATGGCCGACGAGATTGATCGATGAAACACTTGGTTCCGTGTTCCTTTTGTGGTCAGCCTACCGAAGCCGATTGGACGTTGTTGGATGATGAGACGACTTGGCAATCGTATTGGGTCGCCTGCACGAACGATAGTTGCGATACGATGCTCTCGATGGAAGTACCGAGCGTGAAAGACAAACACCATCGAAAGCTGATTGAACAATCCTTGCGAGTCACCTGGAATCATCTCCATGAACTTTGAACCCTGTTGGGACTGTCACCATCATCAGCGCACGTTGATCCGAACGAATATTGATCATCCGATGTTTTATACCTCCATTTGTGCGAAGGGCTTTGAATTGCGCTCCAATCAAGTCTGCTGTACGTCGTTTGAGCATTATTCCGTAGATCCGTATTCACCGTTAAGCGTCCGAGTGACGGAAGAGCGCGGCTTGTGCCATCAGAACGCTCTTGAATAACCGACGCAGTAGCGATCTATGAAGCCTAATTCTTTGTAGAGTCTCTACCGAAGACTGCTCGTGACGCAGAAGTGATGCCTAGATCACGCCAAAACCAGCCGAGTGCTGGTTTTTTATTGTATTAATTTCATCTTCATAAAAAGAAGCCAATTCTTTATTTGAAAGCATCGCTACGCGTGACCTGGAATCATCTCAATGAAGGGTGAGCGCTCGCGACTGCGCTTTAATTTGTGTTGGGCATGCGCCAGTCATCAACGCAAACTGGTGAGCGCCAATACGGTCCCGCCCCGACACTTTTTTTATACCTCGGTGTGTACCCAAGGTCTGGAGTTGCATCCTCCGCAGTGTTCGGCCTTTCAGCAGTGGCCGATGGAAGACCTCCCGGCTTAGGTGTAGTAGAATCCCTGTATAAACCCGCCCTGTGCGGGTTTTTTATTGAAGTCCGCAATCCCCTTCGTGTTTACTGTTCACATGAACACGACCCCTATTTATTTCTCGTTTGCTCCGACCCTTCTTGAAGCCAAGGATGCTGCGCCCCGGCAGTTTGCGGGCGTGGCGTACAGTGGCGGAGTGATTCCCGGTTATGGCTATTACGGCGATGTGGCGATTGACTTGTCGAGTTTGAAAGCTCCGACCAAGCCGGTCTTCGCGCTGGTGAATCACGACTCCAATCAACGGGCGGGCAAAACACAAATCACCAACACTGGCGCTTCGATTGAAGTGTTGGGTTCGTTCAGTCGATCCACGTCGGCAGGGCAACAAGTCGCTGCGGAATTCAGCGAAGGCGCTCCGTGGGAATTCAGTGTCGGTCTCCAAGCCGAGATTGAAACCTTCGAGAAGCCCAAGACACTGATCGTGAACGGGAATACCGTGACCGTTAATGCCTTGTTTAAGAACGCCAGTGTCCGGGAAGTCTCGTTTGTTCCGGCAGGGGCAGATCCGCACACCCAAGCCATCGCGTTTGGTTTATTAACTTCTGTGGAGTCCACAATGGATAACAACAGTGAACAACTGGCGGCGGTGAGTGCGCTCAATGCCGATTTGCAAGTGAAACTGAGTGCCTTGCAAGAGGATCATGCGAAGATCATCGCTGATCTGAATGTAAAACTCAGTCAGGAAGCGAAAGCCCATCTGGAGGCCGTTGCTCAAGCCAATACCTTGAAAGAAGAACTGGCCGCCTTTCGGGCGAATGTCCGGCTGAACGCCGTCAAGGCGCTGTTCAGTGACCTGCATCGCGAGTTCAGTGAGGACGCCGCGCAGCCGTATCTCGAAATGAGTGACGCTTCGTTTGCGGCAGTCTCGAACGACCTGCGCTCGATGAAGCCAACATTGAAGGCTGATTACTTTAAAGACACCACGCCCAACGGCGGGGTTCCGTCCAAGTCCGAGCAGGACTTTGCGACTCAATTGTTTGCCCAGGTTGCGGGGAGTAAATAACGATGGCGACTTATGCTGAGCCGTATCGTCCGTATGAAGCGATCTTGAGTGACTCTGGCACTCGGTCGTATGAAGACATTACCCTCGCTTCTGGCGCGGGTTCGCTAGTGGCGGGTTCCGTCATTGGTCGTGTAAGCAAGCGTCAGGCGGCAGCGCCGATTCCGACGATTGTCGGCACCGGTTCTGGCGTAATGACCGGGCTGACCTTTGGCCCGGATGTCCAGGTGGGCAGCTACGTTATTACCTTGACGCAGACCTCCGCGACTGCCGCGTTTACCGTCGTGGCTCCTGACGGAACCGCTCTTCCTAATGGCGCGGTGGCAACGGCTTACAAGTCGAATCATCTGTCCTTCCTGATCGCCAATGGCGGCACGATGACCACTGGCGACGTGTTCACCGTCGTCGTCACGGCGGGCGGCACTCCGGTGCTGGTCGGCACTGGATCTGGTACGGTCAGCGCAGTGTCTTTGGGCAAGCTGGCGCAACTGGGTACTTACAAGGTGCGTGTGTTGGCGACCTCCGCCACCGGCGCGTTTGAAGTCCTGGCCCCGGACGGTTCCAGTGTCGGCGAAGGCAATATTGCGACCGCATTTGCTTCCGATCATGTCAACTTCGCGCTCGCCAATGGCGGCACGATGACCTTGGGTGATTACTTCAACATCATTGTGGCGGGTTATACCGCTCCGCAAGGCAAGTTGTGGGATCCACTGGCCGTCGATGGGACGAATGAAGCCTATGGCGTCATTACGGCAGCGGCGGATGCGACCTCGACGACAGCGACCACTACGGTTGTGGTGCGTGATGCAAGAGTGAAGTCGGCTTCCTTGCAGTGGAAATCGACCGTGACTGCCGCGCAGAAGAGTGAAGCCTATCGTCAACTCGCCGCCAATGGCGTGCAGGTGAGGAGTTAATCATGGATATTTTTCGCGATTACTTTACCCGCGAGAATCTGCTCGCCTCGATTGCCAAGGCCCCGTACATTCCGGGTCGCTTGGGCAGCGTCTTTGAATCCCGCGCCCTGACCTCTACGGTGCTGGCTCTCGAAGAGCAACCGAAGAATGGCGCGACCATTCTGGCCGGGGTTCCTCGCGGGACGCCTTCGCGGATTGAAACACTGGAACGGCGCAACGTCCACACCTTCACCACCACCCATTATCGGGCGGATGGTTCTGTGTATGCCGATGAAGTGCTGAATGCGCGGGCGGTCGGTGCGAATGCGGCGGTCGAAGTGATCCAGATGCGTCGGGATGAGTTGATGATGCGCCTGCGGCGGGACATCGATCTGACGCACGAGAGTCTGCGTGTGGCTTGCTTGGTGACACCCACCAATGCGTTCGGTAACGTCACGGCCTCGCAGCAGATTGCGCTGAACACCGATGCGACAAAGACCCGCAAGGAAATCTTCGACAAGATCACCGTGCCGATGGAAACCGCGCTGGATGGGATTCCGTTCAGTGGGCTTCATGCCTATTGCTCCGATACCTTCTGGAGCAAGTTGATCGAGAACGCGGCTGTCAAGGCCACTTTGCTCAACTACGCGATGGCCCAAGACCTGCGCAATGATCCTCGCG